ATGATCGCGCGCACCCTGCAGGGCGACACGGTGGACACGCTGTGCTGGCGTCACTACGGCCGGACCGACGGCACCGTCGAGACCGTGCTCGAGGTCAATACCGGACTTGCCAGCCTCGGCGTCGTGTTGCCCGCCGGCACGCCCGTCTACCTGCCGCCGTTCGACACCGTGACGAGCGCACGCCCGTTGCTGCAATTGTTTGACTGACCCTGGAATCGCCGTCATGGCCGAACCGAATCTCACTACCGCCGCCATGCTGTCCGCCGCGATCGGCGTCGCCGGGCTCGCGCCCGGTATCGACGGCAATGCGCTGATCGGCGCGTTCACCGGCGCCGCGCTCGTGGTCGTCACCTCGAAGGAGATCGGGGTCGCGCGGCGTACGGCCTATCTGCTGATCTCGCTCGTGATGGGCTATCTCGCCGCGCCGGAAATCGTCGGCGCGACGCCGATCCACTCGACCGGCGTCGCCGCGTTCTTCGCAGCGGCACTCGTGATCACCGTGACGCTGCAGCTGATCGAGCGGATCAAGACGCTGGATCTCCTGGCGCTGTTCCGCAAAGGAGGGTGACGTGCCGTTCCCGTTCGCGCTGATCGCGCTCGCCGCCCACCTCGCCGTGCTCGTGCGCGTGCTCACCTACCGACGCAACGGCGCACGGCACCGGCGCCACGCATCGTGGTTCGCGTGGAGCCTCGTCGCCGTCACCGGTGGTGCATCGATCGAGTTGCTGCTGCATACCGGCTCCGTCGGTTTCTTCGATGCGGCCACTTCGGTGTTCCTGGCGATGTTCGTCTGTAGCACGCGCGGCAACGTCGCGCGTCTCCTGAGGAGCGAATGACGATGAAGACCCGCCGCCTCGGCGACCACGGCGACCACGGCGACGACGTGGGCCTGCTGCAACGCAGACTGATCCGCGCCGGCTATGCGGTGCAGATCACGCACGTCTATGACGCGGCGACCGAAGCCGCCGTCATCGCCCTGCAACGCAAGACCGACCTCGTCGACGACGGTATCGCCGGCCCGAAGACCTATGCGGCGCTGGCCACCGGCCAGCGCGATCCGAAGCATCTGGCGCTCGCCGATCTCGAACGCGCCGCGCGCACGCTCGACGTGCCGCTTGCCTGCATTCGCGCGGTCAACGAAGTCGAGTCGCGCCGCGCCGGCTTCCTGTCCGGCGGCCGCCCGGTCATCCTGTTCGAACGCCATGTGTTCTGGAAGCGGCTGCAGGCCCGCGGGATCGATCCCGCGCCGTTCGCGGCTCGGCAGCCGGACATCGTGTCGCGCACGCGCGGCGGCTATCGCGGCGGCGGCGCGGAATATCTGCGTCTCGCCATGGCCGAGTCGATCGACGCCGGCGCCGCGTGGGAATCCGCGAGCTGGGGCGCGTTCCAGGTGATGGGCTATCACTGGGAACGCCTCGGCTACGCGGGCATCGACGCATTCGTCGCGTGCATGGAAGACGGCGAAGCACAGCACCTCGACGCGTTCGTCCGCTACATCGCGGCGGACGACGCGCTGCGCCGCGCACTCGGCGCACGCCAGTGGGCCGCATTCGCCCGCGCGTACAACGGGCCCGACTATGCGGCGAACCTCTACGACGTGAAGCTCGCGCGTGCCTTCGACCGCTACGCGTCGCTCGCAGCGGCATCGATGCAGGCCGCGGCCGGACCGACCGATGCCACCACCACATCCATCGCATGAACGCATTCGCCGCGAAACTCGCCGCCGGAATCGTCGCGCTCGCCGTGTGCGCCGCCGTCGCGCTGTACGTGCACGGGCTGCGCGCCGAGCTGGCGACGGCACGGCAGCAACGCGTCGATGCGCAACAGGCGCTCGCCGCGCGCGACGGCGTCATTTCGCGCCTGCAGCAGGACGCCGCCGAGCGCGCGCGACAGCAAGCGCGGCTCGACCGCTCGCAAACCGCCATCGCGTCGACGCTCGACGCCATTCGACTTGAAAACCGGAGATTGACCGATGAAAACGCCGCGCTTCGCGCCTGGGCTGATACTCGTCTGCCTGACGACGTTGTCCGCCTGCAAGCCAGTCCCGCTCTCACCGGCGCCGGCGATTATGTCGAACACGTGCCAGACGGTGAAACCGTGCACGCTGCCGATGCTCGCGCCGCGGACCAACGGTGAACTCGATGGTGCGCTCACGCTCGTCAAGGCCGCCTGGGCGACGTGCGCGGCGACCGTCGACATGATCGCGGCGTGCCAGGCCGGCACGGCCGCCCCCGACTATGGAGCTCATCCGCATGATTAAGCCGGACAGCCTGCGGCGAGCGCTCGCCGCCGCCATCCCGTCGATCGCCGCCGAACCCGGCGCGTTGACCGTGCTCGTCGAGCAAGGGTCGATCGCGACGACCGGCACGTTGACGCCGTCGTTCGAATACCGGTACACGGCCCATGTACTCGCGACCAACTTCTCCGGCGACACCGATCCCGTGTTCGTCGCCCTGATCGAATGGGTGCGTGCGAACCAGCCGGATCTCGTGACGAACCCGGCCGCACGCGCGAGCGGCATCACCTTCGAGGTGGGCATCCGCGACCAGGCCGCGGTCGACCTGTCGATCCGGCTGGCGTTGACGGAAAGCGTCGTCGTGACGACCGGCCCGGACGGCCAACGGGTGATCACGCACGTCGACGACACCCGCGTCGACCCGGCCGATACGCTCACCTGGGTCGCGCTGCCGCAGATCCGCTGAGCCGGGCGGGCGCTGGCCCGCCTTCGCTCGAGCCACATCATTGCTCCCGACAACGACCGCATGCCGCAGCCCGTTGGCTCCCCTTGCCCGCTACGCGAAACCGCCCGCACGGCACCGGCCCCCTCTTCCTGTCGAATCGGCCACCGCAACGACACACATCCTGACGACGGCCTCGCTGCGTAACCCGCAACGACGGCCCACGCGACTTCTCCGCTAAACGCCCGCCCAGCCATTCACGCGGCATCCGTTGCCCGTCGCCGCGGCGGTCAGTCCGCCGAAACATCCGTCCTATCGCCCCGTCCCGACATCGATCGGCACACCCGCGCTCAGACCTCGTGACGCCGTCGCGAAGGCGCACGACTCCATCCTCATGCGAACCGGTGCTGCGATTGTCGACGCACGCCTGCATGCCGGCATCCGCTGCGCGCTGTCCCCGCCGCGACGACACAGGCGATCGCTCGCGTCGCGTTGCCCCGGCCGGCACCATGGCTGCATGGACGCAAATGAAATTCAACGGCAGGCACGCAACGCAGTGCGCAAGGGCACGATCCTCGCGGTCGACCATGCGGCTGCGTTGTGCCGCGTCTCGGTCGGCGACGCCGATACCGATGGCAACGGACTGCAGACCAACTGGATTCCATGGGTGGCCGGCACCGCCGGCGGCACCCGTGACTGGCTGCCGCCGACGCCCGGCGAACAGGTCGTGCTGCTCTGCCCGATGGGCGACCCGGCGCAGGGTGTCGCGCTGCGCGGCGTCTATTCGAATGCGGCGCCAGCACCGGCCGCGAGCCCGGATACCCATGCACGCGTCTATCCGGACGGCGCCAGCATCACGTACGACCATGCCGCGCATGCGCTCACGGCCGAGCTGCCGGCCGGCGCGACCGTGCGCGTCGTCGCGCCGGGGTCGGTCGTCGTGCAGACCCGGGACGCCACCGTGCAGGCCGAGCGCATCACGCTCGATGCGCCGCAGACGACCTGCACCGGCGCGATGACGGTCAAGGGGCCGTTCGCATTCGAAGCCGGCATGACCGGTACGGGCGGCGCCGGCGGCGGCGCCACGATGCAGATCGACGGCGCGGCCACCTTTACCCGCGAAGTGACATCCCGGGGCATCAGCCTCCCGCATCACACGCATCGCGAACAAGGCGATGGACAACTCGTGAGCGAACCGCAATGAAAGGCATGAACGCGAACACCGGCCGCTCGATCTCGGGCCTGGACCACTTCTACCAGTCGATCGGCAAGATCGTGACGACGCCGCTCGCGTCGTGCGTGAAGCGCCGTACGTTCGGCTCCGAGCTGCCCGACCTGATCGACGCACCGGGCAACGGCACCGTGCGCACGCGGCTGTATGCCGCCGTCGCCACGGCGCTGATGCGCTGGGAACCGCGCCTGACGCTGACCCGCGTCGTGCTCGCCGCGGACGACGCGAACGCGGCCGCCGGCGCGCTCTATCTCGACATCGAAGGCTGGACCGGCGAGAGCGGCACGGCCGTGTCGACCCGCGTGCCGGTTGCGAACGGGAGCCCGGCATGAGCGTGACGCCGATCGACCTCTCCCAGCTGCCGTCGCCCGACGTCGTCGAAACGCTCGACTACGAGACGCTGCTGGCTGCGCGCAAGGCACGGCTCGTGTCGCTCTACCCGGCGGCCGAGCAAGCCGAGATCGCCGCGACGCTCGCGCTCGAGTCGGAGCCGCTCGTGAAGCTGCTGCAGGAAAACGCGTACCGCGAACTCGTGCTGCGCCAGCGCGTGAACGACGCCGCGCGTGCGGTGATGCTCGCGTATGCCGTCGGCACGGACCTCGACCATCTGGCGGCGCTGTTCGGCATCCGGCGCCTGACGATTTCGCCGGCCGATCCGGAACACGACCTCGCGGCCGTCATGGAAAGCGACGCCGACCTGCGCGCCCGCACGCAGCTCGCTCCGCAGAGTTTCTCGGTCGCCGGCCCCGAAGGCGCGTACGTCTCGCATGCCCGCAACGCGGACGGCCGCGTGCTCGACGCCTCGGCGATCAGCCCGGCCCCGTGCGAGGTGCTCGTCACGGTACTCGCACGCGATGGCGACGGCACGGCGACGCCGGCGTTGATCGACGCCGTGGCCGCCGCCCTGCAGGCCGACGACGTTCGGCCGCTGACCGACAAGGTCACGGTGCGCGGCGCGGACATCCTGCGCTACCAGGTACGCGCGCGGCTAGTGTTCTTCGCCGGCCCGGATCGCGCGGTGGCGCTCGCGCAAGCCAACCGGGCAATGAAGCAGTACACCGATTCCATGCACCGCCTCGGGATGGAAGTCACGCTCGACGGCATCTATGCGGCCGCCCGCGCGGCCGGCGTGCAGAAGGTGATCCTCGAAAGCCCGCTCGCGGGCCTGCCGGCGACCAAGCAGCAGGCGCCCTATTGCACCGGGATCGAGCTGATCGACGGCGGGGTGTACAGCAATGAATGACATCCTGCCGCCGAACGCGACGCGGCTCGAGCGCAGGCTCGCCGCGACGAACGCCCGTATCGACGACGTGCCGACGCCGCTCGCGACGCTGACGAACCCGGACACCATCCGGTCCGACCTGCTGCCGTGGCTCGCCTGGCACCTCGGTATCGATGCGTGGAAGGACTACTGGCCCGAATACGTGAAGCGCGCCCGCGTCGGGCAGGCGATTCCGATCGCCCGCCGCAAGGGCACCGCGGCGTCGGTGCGCGAGGTCGTCGCGGCCTTCGGCGGAAACATCGTCCTGCGTGAATGGTTCGAGCAACAGCCGCCGGGCGCGCCCGGCACGTTCGACCTCGTGATGACGGTCAGCGGCCAGGAGGGCGAACCGCCGACCGCCGAATACGTGGCCGACATCCTCGCGGAAATCGACCGCACCAAACCCGTCCGGGCGCACTACACGTTCACGCAGGGCTTCGAGATGCGGGGCCGACAACCGATCGGCGCCGCCGCACGCGTGGCGGCCTATCGCCGCCTCAACTTCACCGACTACTGATCGCACATGGCAACCCAGATCATCATCACCGACGCCGGCCGCGCGGCGCTCGTCGCCGCCGGCAACGGCGGTACGAACGCCCACCAGGTCGTGGAAATCGGCCTGGCGAACGCACCGTTCGTCGCCGACAAGGGGCTCACCAAGCTGCCGAACGAGCTGAAGCGGATCAAGTCCTTCGGCGGCGCCAACGTCGCGCCGGACACGATCCATACGACGCTGAAGGACGACTCGGCGGACCAGTATTCGCTGTACGGCTTCGGTCTCTACCTCGAGAACGGCGTGCTGCTGGCCGCGTACGGCCAGGCGACGCCGATCATGGAGAAATCGCCGGCCGCGTTGCTGCTGCTGTCGACCGACATGCAGTTCGCGACGATCGACGCGACGCAGCTGGTGTTCGGCGACGCGTCGTTCCTGAATCCGCCGGCGACGACGGAGCGGCAGGGCGTGGTCGAGCTGGCGACGCAGGGGGAAGTCGACGCGGGCAACGACGACACGCGCGCCATCACACCGAAGACGGCTGCGTCGCGATACGCGGCGTTGACCGGCGCGAAGTTCACGGGGCCGGTCATCACCGAATTCGATGCGGGCCCGGATACCGCGCACGTGTCGATTCGCCCTCCGTCGGGCAAGAACGGCCGCGAAGGTCGCGTGCGTCTGCACGGCACGTTCGGCGGCAACAACCCGGATACGGGATCGCACCTGGTCGCAACGATCCGCTCCGGTTTCGACAACGGCGCCTGGGGCCGCGAGTACGTCGATCTGTGGCTGAATCGCACGGCCAATGACGTCCAGTCCGATTCGTACCAGGCGCGCGCGCTGCGCATCGGCTACGGCGGCCGCGTGCTGGTGGGCGACGTCAAGAACGACGACGGGAATTCGCGACTGCGGGTCGGTGGCGACACCGTTGCCGAAGGTACGAGCTATTCGAAGGCTGCATCGATCGACGGGGGCGCCGGCAACTTCTCGACGCTGTTCTTTACCGACGGCGGCAAGATCCGCTGGTCGATGTTCAAGCGCGACGGCGCGGCAACCGCGGGCAACGGCGGCAACGATTTCGGCGTGAATGCGTTCGCGGACGACGGTGTCACGCAGTTCCCCGCGTTTCGCGTCAGCCGGGGCACGCAAGCGTTCTCGGTCGCGAAACGCCTGCTCGTCGGTGATATCGGTGATGACGGCCGCAATGCGATTCAGGCGGCGGGAAACGCGACTTTCAATGGCGGGTTGACCTCGCGGGCGATGGACGTCAACGGTGCCCATTTCCGCGCGATCTCCGGCGACTACGGCGCCTTCCTGCGCAACGACGGCACGAACGTGTATCTGCTGTCGACGAACAAGGGCGACCAGGAAGGCCAGTGGAACGATTTCCGTCCGGTTACCTGGAATCTCGCGACCGGTCGCGTCTCGATCGATGACACGGGATCAGGTACGGCGATCGGCGGAAACGCCACGGTTCGCGGCGAACTTTCCGTGGGTACCGGTCAGGCTCAAGGCTCCATCCGTGTCGGCCCGGTCGACGGCTTCCTCTATTCGAACAGCGAGGGCTATGGCTGGTGGACGCCGACGAAGGGCGCGTTCCAGTATTACATCGCCGATCGCACTTTCCGCATCGACGGCAATCCCGTGTGGCACTCCGGGAACCTGGCGCCGCTCGACCGTGCGACGGGTGGAACGCTGTCGGGGGATCTCCGGTTCGATCCGGGCAAGCGGATCTACCTGGCGGAAGGCAGCGCGCAGGCACCGTCGCTCACGTTCATCAACGATGGCGCACCGGACACCGGCCTGTACCACATCAACGATGGATCGTTCGGCGTCACGTGCAACTCGGTCGCGCAGGCATCGTTCACGCCCGGCGGCACTGTCTTCAAAACGCCGGTACAGGGTCCTACGCCGGCGGCAGGCGACCGGTCGACCGCACTTGCCACGACCGAATGGGTGCTGGCTGCGCTGTCGACGACGGCTGTCGGCCAGATTGTCTTCGAGCCTCGCACGTCGGTACGGGCCGGCTTCCTGAAAGTCAACGGCGCGCTCGTCAAGCGAGCCGATTACCCGGCGCTGTGGGCCTACGCACAGGCCAGCGGTGCGCTGGTGACGGAAGACGAATGGACGAAGGCTCTCTGGGGCTGCTTCTCGTCCGGCGACGGCACAACGACGTTCCGGCTGCCGGAGATGCGCGGCGAATTCATCCGGTGCTGGGACGACGCCCGCGGCATCGACACCAATCGCATCCTCGGCTCATGGCAGGACAGCGCGAACCGCTGGCACAGCCACGGCGCAAGCGCCAGCGGCGTGGGCGACCACGCTCACAGCGCGTGGACGGACACGCAAGGCTGGCACGGTCACCCGGTCGGGCAGGACGCGCACGCCCACGGCGTCGGCCTCGGTGCCGATGCGGCCTACGGGACCAGCGTCGGGCGTGCTTATGGCCCCGACAACGGCCGCCAGTTCAGCATCGGAACCGATGCCGCGACGGTCAATGTCTGGGTCGGTGGCGACGGCAACCACGCGCACAACGTCGGCATCGGCAACGCGGGAGCGCACTCGCACGCGATCACCGTCAACGGCGACGGCGCCAATGAAACGCGACCGCGCAACGTCGCACTGCTCGCGATGATCCGCGCTTACTAGGAACAGGGACAACCATGCTGATTCACAACTTCGACGCAGTGACGGGGCAATACCTTTCGAGCTGCCTGGCCGACCCCGATCCGATGAACGCCGATCGATGGCTGATCCCGGCGTTCAGCACGCCCGACCCGCTGCCGGAGCGTCCGCAAATGACCTGGCCGTTTCGCCGGAACGATGCCTGGATATTGCTGCCGGACCATCGCGGGCAAGTCCTGTACCGACAGGACAACGGCGAGCCGACCGAAATCATGGCGGCCGGTACGACACCCGACGAGCTCCGCCTGACGGACCAGCGCCGCCCCTCCGACGACCATGTGTGGCGAAACGGGGAATGGGTGCTCGACGCGGCGCGCATCGCGGAGAAACAACGTGCTGCCGCGATGACCGAATTCGAAACGCGGATGGCACGCGCCCGCGACATGAATCGCGGCAAGGCCGACGCATTCGCAGCCCGCCGACTGTCGCGCGAAGAAGCCTATTACTTCCTCGCCTGGACCGACTACCAGCTCGACCTCGTGCGCGTGATCGAGTCCGAGCGCTTTCCCGACGTAGCGGAGTGGCCCGCCGAGCCCGAACCGTTCGACGTCGTCTGCGGGCCGATGCTGTCCGAATACGACAGCCGCATCCGCAAGGCGCGCGCGTTTCTCGATACGCATGGCGACGCATTTGCGAATGGCTCGTTGTCGGCGGTCGATCAGATCAACTATCGCGCGTGGAAAACCTACGCGGATGCGCTCGAGCGCGCAGTCGACAACGCGCTCGGCGACCGGCAAGTCGTCTGGCCCGACGAACCGGTACCGCTCAAGAATCCGGCTCACGACGCGCCGGAGAACCCCGAACGAACTGCGTAAGGCGGCGGGCCGCATGATGCGCGCCCGCAAGCGAACGTGATCTCGTTTCCGTTTTTCATTCATCACAGGAGCCACACACCATGCCGCAGGATTACCACCACGGCGTACGCGTCATCGAAATCAACGAAGGCAGCCGCCCGATCCGCACGGTGTCGACGGCCGTCGTCGGCATCGTCTGCACCGCGTCCGACGCCGACGCCACCGCCTTCCCGCTCGACACGCCGGTCCTTCTGACCAACGTCGTCGCCGCACTCGGCAAGGCCGGCACCAAAGGCACGCTGCGCCGCACGCTCGACGCGATCGGCCGGCAAACCAAGCCCGTCACGATCGTCGTGCGCGTCGCCGAAGGCAAGGACGCCGGCGAAACGGCAACCAACGTGATCGGCAGCGTCACCGCCGACGGCAAGTACACCGGCATGAAGGCGCTGCTCGGCGCGCAGGCACGCTTCGGCGTGAAGCCGCGCATCCTCGCGACGCCGGGCCTCGACACGCAGCCCGTCGCCGCCGCGCTGGCGTCGATCGCGCAATCGCTGCGCGCATTCGCGTACGTGTCGGCCAATGGCGCGAAGACGAAGGAAGACGCCGTCGCCTACCGCAAGCAGTTCAGCCAGCGCGAGCTCATGGTGGTCTGGCCGGACTTCCTCGCGTGGGACGACACGACCAACACGACCGTCGTCGTGCCGGCCACCGCGTATGCCGCCGGCCTGCGCGCGAAGATCGACAACGACACGGGCTGGCACAAGACGCTGTCGAACGTCGGCGTGAACGGCGTCACCGGCATCAGCGCCGACGTGTCGTGGGACCTGCAGGACCCGGCGACGGACGCGGGTTTCCTGAACGAACAGGACGTGACCACGCTCGTGAACCGCAACGGCTTCCGCTTCTGGGGTTCGCGCACGTGCTCGGACGATCCGCTGTTCGCGTTCGAGAACTACACGCGCACCGCGCAGGTCATCGCGGATTCGATCGCCGAAGCGCAGATGGCCATCATCGACGGCCCGCTCAATCCGTCGCTGCCGCGCGACATCATCGAGACGATCAACGCCAAGTTCCGCGAATGGATTTCGCAGGGCTACCTGATCGGCGGCTCGGCCTGGTACGACCCGGAGCCGAACACGACCGACGTGCTGAAGTCCGGCAAGGCGTATCTCGACTACGAATACACGCCGGTTCCGCCGCTCGAAAACCTGATGCTGCGCCAGCGCATCACCGACCGTTATCTCGCCGATTTCGCCGCGCGCGTGAGCGCGTAACGACCGGCCTCACCAGGAGTCAAACACGATGGGTATGCCTCGCAAACTCAAGGGATTCAACCTGTTCCAGAACGGCGAGAACTTCGTCGGACAGGTCGTCGAAGTCACGCTGCCGAAGCTCACGCGCAAGATGGAGGACTACCAGGGCGGCGGCATGAGCGGCCCGATCAAGGTCGACTTCGGGCAGGAAGGGATCCAGCTCGAATGGACCTGTGGCGGCTTCATGCGCTCCGTGCTCGGCCAGTACGCGATCACGAAGCACGACGGCGTGCTGCTGCGCTTCGCGGGCGGCTATCAATCCGAGGATTCGACCAATGTCGACGCGATCGAGATCGTCATCCGCGGCCGTCATAGCGAAATCGACCCGGGCACCGCGAAGTCGAAGGAAGACACCGCGTTCAAGGTCACGACGGTGGCCAGCTACTACAAGCTGTCCGTGAACGGCCAGGACGTGATCGAGATCGACTTCGTCAACATGATCGAGAAGGTCAACGGCAACGACCTGTTCGCGGCGCTGCGCAACGCGATCGGCCTGTAATCGGCCATCCGGCCGGCTAAGCCGGCCGGGCCCGCCTTCCCCTTTTCTCCCGACTGATCACGCACAGGACCACCATGAATCCGATCCAATCCGACGCCGCCGCGACCGACCAGCAAGCCGATCTGCAGGCCGATGCGAGCGCCATCGCGACACCCGGGCAGGACGATCCGGCGACGCATACGCTCGACACGCCGCTCGTGCGCGGCAACCAGACGATCACGTCGATCACGCTGCGCAAGCCCAAGTCGGGCGAGCTGCGCGGCGTATCGCTGTCCGACCTCGTCAGCCTCGACGTGGTCGCGCTGTCGAAAGTGCTGCCGCGCATCAGCTCGCCGATGCTGACCGAAGCCGACGTCGCCAGCATCGATCCGGCCGACCTCGTACAACTGGGGGGCATCTTCGCCGGTTTTTTGATGCCGAAGGCCGTGAAATCCCGACTGGCCTCCCAAACCGCATAGAAGACCCGATGGCGGACATCGCGACGGTGTTCGGCTGGACACCGCCCGTGATGGACGCCTTCAGCCTGGCCGAGCTGATGGACTGGCGTGAACGCGCGCGAGTGCGTGCCGGCGCCCAATGAGCGAAACGATCGAAGATGGACAACACCCTGAAACTGCGCGTCATGGTCGACATGATCGACAACATGACGAAGCCCCTGCAGATGATGCTGACCGGCAACAAGGGGCTGGCCGACTCGCTGCGGGCCACCCGCCGCGAGCTGGATGACATGGCGAAGACGCAGAAGCGCATCGGCGAGTTTCGCGACTTGCGCAGCGGTGTGGCGAAAACCGCGACCGACCTCAAAACAGCGAAGCTGCGTGCCGGGGAGCTGCGCGTGGCGCTGCGCGCGTCCGGTCCGCCGTCACGCCAGATGGTCGACGACCTCGCCAGGCTGGAGCGCACGGCCACGAATTTGACGGCCACGCAAGGCAGGCAGGTCGCGCGCATCCGCGAACTGCGCACCCAGCTCGTGGGCGCGGGCATCGACACGCGCCACCTCGACCAGCACGAATTCGCGCTGGCCACGAACAGCGCGCGACGCAAGGCGAAGATGACAGCCGACGCGCTCGCGTACGACGACGCGCGCCGCCAGCGCGCCGATGCCAGGCGCGCGAGGATCGACGCACTGAGCGGCGTCGGCAAGCAATGGGCGGAGCGCGGCAAGACGATCATGGGCGCCGGCAAGAGCATGTTCGGCATGCTGTCCGAGCCGCTCGACGTCGCGAAGCAGGCCGAAAGCGAAACGCTGCGCCTGCGAGCGCAAGGCGCGTCGGCCGACGCCGTGACGTTCGCGCGCGCACAGCAGGTCGGCGGCCAGTCGGTCGTCGACAACTTGGCGCTGATGCGCGAATCGCTGTCGGCGCTGGGTGGCGACGAGCAACGCGCGCGCGTCGCGCTGCCGATGCTCGCGAACATGAAATCGGCGAACGAGGCGCTGTTCGGCAAGGACGACGCGAAGGCGAACGTCGACAAGTTCATGGCCATGCTGAAGGTGATCGACCTGCGCGGCGGCACGAAAAGCGAAGCCGCGTTCGGCGTCGAAGCGAACATCGTGCAGAAGATGCAGACGGCGACCGGCGGCAAGGTCAGCGGCGACGAGTGGAACACGTTCGCCGAATCGGGTGGCGGCGCAGCCAGGAAGCTGCGCACGGACGCGTTCTACTACCAGATGCAGCCGCTCATCGAGAAGCTCGGCGGCAAGGCGGCCGGCGAAGGCCTCGCGGCGCTGTCCGGCAGCCTCTTCGACGGCAAGGTGACGGCGCCCGCCGCACGGCAGTTGGCCGCGCTCGGTCTGGTCGATCCGAAGCGGGTCATGCATGCGAGGAACGGCGCGATCCGCGGGCTCGAGCCGGGTGCGCTCTCGGGCAGCGACATGCTGCAGGCCTCGCCGCTCGAATGGCTCGAAAAAGTGCTGCTGCCGAAGCTGGCGGCGAAGGGCATCACCCAGCCCGACAAGGTGAAAGCCGCGCTGGCGAAGCTGGTCCCCGACAAGGCCGCAGGAACCCTGCTCACCGCGATGTACGAACAACGCGAGCAGATCCGCGACACCGAAAGGCAGAGCGCCGCCGCCGACGGCATCACCAGGATGCGGGCGAAGGCCGCGGATTCGACCGCCGGCCGCGAGCTCGTCGTGCTCGCGCAATTGCGCGACCTGAAGCTCGAGATCGGCGAGAAGATCACGCCGGTCTACAACGCGGCGCTGGACGTCACGGCCAGGGTGCTCGAGAAGATCGTCCGGTTCGTGCGCGAACACGGCACGGCCACCCGGATCCTCGTCACGACCTTCGCGGCGCTGGGCGGGGTACTCACCGTCGCCGGCACACTGGCGAGCGTATTCGGCACCCTCCTGGGATCGGTCAATGTCCTGCGCTTCGCGACGTCGATGGCCAGCGCATTCAGTCTCGTCGGGCAGGCGCTGCTGGCCCTGGGCCGGCTGGCGATGGCGAATCCGCTGCTGGCCGTGATCGGGCTGATCGCGATGGCCGCCGTCTACGTCTGGCAGAACTGGGACACGCTCGGGCCGAAATTCATCGCGCTGTGGGACACGATCAAGGGTGCATTCGGCGCGGCCGGTGACTGGATCACCGCGAAATGGGACGCCACCGTCGAGTGGGTGAAGACCTCGCTCGGCGGCATCGGCGACTGGTTCGGCGACATCGGTACGCGTTTCGAGGAAATCGGCGCCAGCATCGTGTCCGGTCTGGTCGGCGGCATCACGAATCGCCTCGGCGCGCTGAAGGGCACGGTCGGCAACCTGGGCGGCTCAGCGGTCGGATGGCTCAAGGAAAAACTCGGCCTGCAGCCGTCGGCCACGCCCGACGGTGGGCCGGGCGCCGCCGCCGGCAATCCGAACCGCATGACGCGCACGGCCGCCGCGCTCACGACCGCCGCCGCGCTGGTCGGCCCGCCCGCGTTCGCGGCGAGCCCGGCGATCGGCGCCGCCGCGCCGCTCGAACGCTACAACCTGTCGCTCGACTACCGCCCGCCGCTCACGGCGCCGGCCGCCGCGGCGAGCGCCACGCCCGCGGCCGGCCCCGTCACCATCAACATCGCGCCGCCGCCCGGCGCCGATGCGGCCCAGATCGCCCGCATGGTGCGCGCCGAGCTCGAACGCGCCGAGCGCGCGAAGGCGTCGCGCACCGCGTCGCGCCTGTCCGATTGATTGTCCGCTGGAGGAAACCCGCCCATGATGATGTCGCTCGACCAGTTCGTTTTCAGCCTGGCGACCACGCCGTACCAGGAGCTCCAGCGCCAGCGCAACTGGAAGCATCGCACCAGCTCGCGCATCGGCGTGCGCGACGCGAGCCAGTTCACCGGCGCCGGCGATGACATGATCACCCTCACCGGCATCGTCGCGCCCGAAAACGGCATCGGCGAGATCGCGTCGATCGAGGCGCTCGCCCGCATGGGCGACGCCGGCGACGCGTACGTGCTCGTCGACGGCAACGGCAACGTGTACGGGGCCTACGTCATCGACAGCCTCAACGAAACGGCCACGTATCACACGAAGGAAGGCCTGCCGCGCAAGATCGCGTTCACGCTGACGCTCAAGCGCGTCGACGACGGCGTGCTCGCCGAAGTGCAGCAGGACGACGACAGCGGAGCGGCCGAGCAATGAGCACGCAGGAACGCAAGCCGGGCGACGCGCCGGCCCGCGCGGGCCGCGTGCAGCCGCAGGCCGACTACCGGATCACGCTCGACGGCCGCGACCTGTCGCGCCTGATCGCCCCCAACCTCATCAGCCTGTCGCTGGCGGAATCGCGCGCGGACGAGGCCGACATGCTCGACCTGGTCCTCGACGATGCGCAGGGCACCTTCGCGATTCCGAAACGCGGTGCGCGCATCAAGCTGTCGATCGGATGGGTCGGCGAGCCGCTGGTCGACAAGGGGGCGTTCACGGTCGACGAAGTCGAGCACGGCGGCGCACCGGACGTCATCACGATCCGCGCCCGCTCCGCATCGATGACGAACGACATGCACGAGCGCCGCGAGAAAAGCTGGCACCGGCAGACGATCGGCGCGATCGTGCGGACCATCGCCGCGCGCTACGGGCTCACGGCCGCCGTCGATGCAACACTTGCCGCGACGCGGATCGATCACGTCGACCAGACGCAAGAGTCCGACATGTCGTTCCTGACGCGCCTCGCGAAGCGTTACGACGCGGTGATGACCGTGAAGGACAAGCACTTGCTGTTCACGCCGATCGGCAGCGGCAAGACGGTCAGCGGCAAGCCGCTCGACGTGCTGGCCATCACGCGCGCGAGCGGCGACCAGCATCGCTATCACGTCGCGCAGCGCGACAGCTACACGTCGGTGCGCGCGCACTATCACTCGAATGGCAGCGCGCGCCGGCTCTCGGTGGTCGTCGGCGATGCCAAGGGCAAGAACGTCAAGGTGCTGCCCGAGGACTACGCGACCGAGGCCGAGGCGCGCGCGGCCGCGCAAGCCGAATATGCGCGCACGCAGCGCGGCGAATCGACGCTGAGCTATACGCTCGCGCTCGGTCGGCCCGAGCTGTTTCCCGAGATGCCCGTCACCGTGACGGGATTCAAGCCGGACATCGACAGCACGCCGTGGCTCGTGAAGAAAGCGACGCATACGATCGGCGACGGCGGCTTCACGACCGCGCTCGAGCTCGAGGTGCGCGACGCACCGAAGAAGACGCCTCGCGCCGGTCAGCGCTGACCGGCAGGCTCTGCCTGCGACCGCTGCGCGGCCATGCCGCGACGCGCGATCGCAGGTCGTCGATCGCGGTGGCGAAGGCAGGATTGTCGCGGGAGGGAGAGCGAGGCAACGCGCGGGAGGCGCGGCCCGGATTCGTGGCAGCGGGCCGGAGCGAATGCCGGCCGGGGGGATCAGCGGGAGTGGCGGTTCAGCTCGATTGCTGACGCCCGCCGAGCGTCATGCGCAGGTCGCGCGCGTCGCCACATTGCTGCAGCGTGGCGCGCGCATCGCGCAGATTGGCCATCGCCTGCAGCGCGGCCTCGAGCACCTGCCCGACCGACAGCATCGCGTTGTCGATCGCTGCGTGCGCGTCGGCCCGCTCGTCGTCGGTCAGGTCCGAACGATATCGCGGCGGGCCCATCGTCGCTCCACGCGCGTCCGCGCGATGGTCGGCGTGCGCCGACGCGCCGATCGTCCCGTTGTCGTGCTTCCTGTTGGTGTCCATTTTTCCGGTCTCCGCAAACTCAGTCATCAACCGGGGGCCGCCTGACACGACGGGGCGCCTCGGAACGCCCCGCTGCCAGCTCACCGGCTTTCAGAATGCTAAACCAATACTGTATGGATATACAGTGTTTCGTCCGATTTTATCCGATGCCCTTGCACGGTGCGCTGAGCGCGCGGCCGCGATATCGAAGAACGGAAGTGCGCGACCCCACCGTCGCGCACGCAACGGCTCGAATCGGGCGGGGGGACGGCCGCGCGGGGTGCGCCGTATGCATGCGCGCCGGGTGATGCGGCGGGGCGCCACCCCGCGGAGGCGTTACTTCTTCGGCTGCTTCGCCGCGCGTTCGGCCTTCAGCCGTTCGATCTCGGCCATCGCGCGATCGACGTTCTCCGCCGTGCGCTGATCGAGCGCCGCGCGGCGCTTCTCCGGCAGGCGCTTCGCACGCCGCGGCGCCGCGGTCTGCACCATCGCGCCGGTGCTGATGCAGCTCGCGAGGAACGCATGCAGCGAGGCCTTGCCGGTGTCGTTGAGCTGCCGGTACATCGCGAGCACTTCGGCTTCGTCCGCGTCGCGGGCACCTGGCGCCGGCGCCCCTTCGCCCGCGGCGGGCCGCTCGCCGGTCAGCACGTAGCCGATATCGACGCCGATTTCGCGAACGGCCAGCAGATAGGCCGCGTCGGGAGCGCGCTCGTCCGACTCGTACGCCGACTGCGAGCGCCTCGCCACGCCGCCCACGGCCGCAAACTCGTCCTGGCTGAGCCCGATCCGCAAGCGCTCGTCCCGCAGGCGACTCCCGATTTGTGTCATAAATTACCCATTAACAATTGACGAGCCGTTTTTTGCTCATTAGACTAGCCTTACCGTAACGCAAGACTATCTCCGCAAAGTATACCGACCATGACTACTCCCAAAGGCCCACGCCGTTCGCCGCGCGGCACGATGTCGGACAAGCCCGTCTACGTGGGGCTGACGCCCGTCGAGCGCGGCGAGCTCGAGCAGCTCGCCGCCCAGCGCAACCGCTCGATCTCGAGCATGGCGCGCGAACTGATCCGCCTCGGCGCCAGCCGCCTGCGCGCGATCGCGGCACCTCGCTCGCGCGGCGCGCGCCAGTGAGCCGGAGCGCCGTCATGTTCCCCGCTGTCGAACGCGCCCGACTGGCCGTGCCCGCAACATCGATTGTGAGCCGTGCGCGCGCTGGCATCCATTCGCCGATCGGCCAGTACCGCCACCCGGCCGCCGACGCGACCCGCGTCAGGCCCGGCCCTCTGCCGTCTTTCGCCCGGAGTGAGCCCTCATGCGAATCCTGAACCGCTGCCCGCACTGCCGCACCCGCGCCACCGCGCGCAGCAGCCGTGAAATGTCGCTGACCTTCCGCGAAATCACGTTCCAGTGCTCGAATCCGGAATGCGGCCACACGTACGTCGTCAACATGGAATTCGCGCGCACGCTGTCGCCGTCCGCGATCCCGAACCTGTCGTTGCAGTTGCCGCTCTCGCCGCACGTGCGCGAACGCCTCGCCGCACAGCTCGAGCTGCCCGTCTGACGCCCTAACCCGTCACCCTCTCCGTTTCCCTCGCATCGTGCCCGAGCGGCGCGAGGGAATCGTTTTTGCCATTGAAAGGATTCCTCATGATCTCGAACCTCGTGAGCCATGGCCTGGAGGCGCTCACATGAACCGCCACGCCGAACCCGCACCGCACGACGTCGCGCTGCGCGCCGCCATCGCGGCCGCCGTCGACACATTGCGCCGCGCGCCCGCGTCCGGCAGCGTCGCGCGCCAGCCCGCCCTCGACCACTTCGTGTCGGCGCTCGCCGATCGTCTTGCGCTCGGCTTCCCGCAATCCGCCGCCGCGCTGCGCGTGCTCGTCGCGCCGCCGGCCTCGGCTGGCGACCCTCCGCGGCACGCCCAACCTGAACGACAGCAATAACGAAAATGGCTTCGATCGACGAACTGAAACGACACATCGACCTGCACGATCTTGCGAGCCGTCTCGGCCTGAAGCGCGGCCGCGGCGGCGACCGCGCGCTCTATCACTCGCCGCAGCACGCGGATCGCAACCCGTCGCTGTCGATCTATGCGAACCACCCGAAGTACGGCACCGGCTGGCGCGACCACAGCGCCGATGCCGGCGGGTCCTGCATCGACCTCGTAATCCACGCGCGCGGGGGCACCGTCGCTGACGCGGTCCGCTATCTCCACGACGCATACGGCCTCCCGTCCGAGCGGCCGGCGCCGGCCGAGCGCCGCGAGAAATCGACCGTCGAATACATCGCCGACCGGTGCGTGGCCGAGCGCGAGCGCGTGCGCGAGTACCTCGGCAGCCGCGGCATTGCGGCCGCCGCGATCGACGCGGCGCTCACCGCGCGCACCGTCGGCTTCAATACGTGGACGAGCCCGAAGATCGCCGCCGGCGAAGTCGGCCACGGCGGCCCCGCGGCCGCGTTCGTGGTGCGCGCGCCGGGCGACGCACGCGTCGTCGCGGTCGACATGCGCTACGTCGATCCCGCGCTCAACGGCGAGGTCAAGACGCAGACCCAGGGCGACAAGGCCGGTTATGCGTGGACCGCTGACTCACGCCGACTCGACCGCGCGAAGCGCGTCGTGATCGTCGAGAGCGCGATCAACGCGCTGTCGATCGACACCTGCGCGCTGCCCGGCACGGCCGCGCTCGCGCTGCGCGGCCTCGCGAACGTCGAGCGCATCGACTTCGCGTTCCTGCGCGGCAAGCAGGTCACGATCTGCCTGGACAACGACGAACCGTTCGCCGACGGCCACCCGCGCGCCGGCCAGCGCCCCGGCCCGGAGGCCGCGTGGGCGCTCTACGAACGGCTGACGGCACTCGACATCAGCGCCGTGCTGGTCGACCAGTCGGACTGGTTCGCGGATCTGGCGGACGGCAACGCCACGCGCACGCCGATTAACGACGTGAACGACTACCTGCAGTTGCGCGGCCCGGCCGAGCTGGCGCGCGCACTCGACCAGCTCGAGCCGTGGCTGCTCGCCGGGCTGCCCGGCGACGCATCGCGCCGCGGTCGGCCGCGCCTGTTCCTGCCGCCGCACGATTTCGCGCAGTACTGGCGATTTCGCGTGCGGCCGGATTTCACGAGCTACATCACCAAGATGGATCGCAACGAGGAATCGGGCGTCGACACACCCGTGATGACCGATCTGTGCGGCTTTCGCATCGCCGGCATCAGCCGCGTGGCCGTCGCGAGCGCGACCTCGACGATGACGGGCGACGCCGACCAGGCGCCCACCGTCTACTTCGCGGTATCGGTGCAGGCGCCGCGGCACGGCGCACTGCTGATCCGTCGCGTGATGCTCGACGACCAGCTGCACAACGTCGATCAATGGGGCAAGTTCGGTCCGATCTGGGCGCCGGCGCCGTTCAAGCGGATGGTCAACATCCTCGAGCGCGGTGCCGACCTGGGCGCACGCCGCGCCGCGAACTTCGTCGGGCTCGCGTGGCGCGACGGCCGGCTGATCGTCAACGAAGGCCCCGACTGCTACTTCACCGAAGCGGACAAGCAGTGCCCGTATCACAACCTGACTTTCCCGGGCGGCCCGGTGAGCGACGCGCGCCGCGTGATCGCGGCCTACCAGACGACGTTCCGGCAGAACGCCGCGACGATCCCGCTCGTCTGGGCGCTCGGCGGCCACCTGAAGGCGCTGCTCGGCTTCTGGCCACACCTGACGATCCAGGCGAACAAGGGCGCGGGCAAGTCGACGCTCATCAAGCGGCTCGAGCGCTCGCTCGCGTTCACGATGTTCTCCGGGCAGTCGCTGCAGACCGAATTCCGGCTGCTGACCAGCATCAGCCACACGAGCCACCCGGTCGGCTGGGAAGAGCTGTCGGCACGCCGGCAGGACGTAATCGACAAGGCGGTCGGGCTGCTGCAGGAGAACTATCAATACACGGTGACGCGGCGCGGCACCGACATGACCGAATACCTGCTGTGCGCGCCGGTGATGCTCGCCGGCGAGGACGTGCCGGTGCGCAGCCTGCTCGGCAAGCTCGTGCGCACGACGCTGACCGGCAAGCGCGGGCCGCTGCTGCCCGACGACCTGCCGCGCTTCCCGGTCCGGCAATGGCTCGAATTCCTGACCGGGCTCGACCGGCGCGCGGCGCTCGATCAATACGCGACGCTGCGCGACCAGGCGCTCGCCGGCTGCCGCGCAAGCGGCGAGGACGACGGCGCGCGGCGCATGGCCGCCAATTACGCGGCGGTCGGGCTGGCATGGCGCTACCTGTGCGAATTCGCCGGAATGGACGCGAGCGAGGGCGAGTTCCCGCGCGATCTGCTCGCCGAGATGAACGGCCACGTCGCCGAAACGAGCGCCGACCGCGAGCCGTGGGTCTGGATCATGGAAACGGTGCTGTCGGAAATCGACGGCGGCAACTACAAGCATCCGTACACGTTCGACACCGTCGACGGCGAGTTCTGCCTGCTGCTGCGCACCGGGCATGTGATGGATCACCTCGCGCACACGAGCGCCCTGCGCGACAAATGGAACGGCCTGCCCGTGAAATCCGACCGCGTGTTCAAGGCTCAGCTGAAGCACGCGGGCGTCGTGGTCGGCGAGAAAGAGGTCGAGCGCCGCATCTACATGCGCCGCGTGCCGTACCTGACGCCGGTGTCGCTCGAACGACTGGCCACCTTCGGCCTGCATGTGTCGGTGCGCGAGGATCTGGCGACCGACGCGCTGCACGGAGGCCGCGCATGAGCCGCGATCAGCTCAATCAATCGGTGCGCGCCGGATATTGCGGGGAACGGGCGGGCAGCGCACGCGAGTCGTGGATTTCGCCGGCCGAGGTTCGCAAGTCCTTGATTGTTGAGGAAAGTGCCGCCGCGCATGGCACGCGGATCGCCACGAGTCGGGCCGCTTTTGCCACGGGTCCGGCTTGCCCGCAAACCGCGACGCCTCTCTCTTCTTCTCTCTTCAAAGTATTGAAAGAAAAGAAGAAAGCGTACCGGGAAGCCGCAGCAACTGGCCGCCGCCGAGCACCACGAGTCAGGCGCGCGCCGCCATCGGTCGCCCGCGGCACCAAGGCTTCGCGCCATGGGTTCCGCACGGCCGCCATGTCTGAATGATGGCAACCCATGGCAAACAAAATTCTTGAATATCAACGCGTTATGCGCCCTTCACACGCCATCCATCCTGCCACCAGTTGCGCTGCGTGCCCGCCCGGCGCGCGGCCTGCCGACGACGCGAACCCGGCGACCGTCGACCTCGCCGGCGCGGCGGCCCTGCTCGGCGCACATCCCGAAACGGTGCGCCTGAAGGCCCGGGCCGGCATGCTGCCCGGCCGCAAGGTCGGCAAGCGCTGGATCTTTTCCATCATGGCCCTGCAGCGCTACCTCGCCGGGGAGTGGCTCCCGCGAGCGGCGCAGGACGATCAGCACGAGGAAGCCCACTCATGTCGCTCTACAAACGAAAAACCAGCCCGAACTGGCAATACAAGCTGTACCCCCCTGGCGGCGGAACGCCGGTACAGGGAAGCACTGGCACCCGCGACAAAACGCAGGCCCAGGAATTCCACGACCGGCTGAAGGTCGACCTGTGGAACCAGGTGCGGCTCGGGACGAAGCCGCGCCATTCGTGGAACGACGCCGTCGTCCGCTATGTCGGCGAACGAGCGGGCCTCGCGAGCCTGGAGACCTCGAAGATCCATCTGCGCTGGCTCGACCGGCACCTGTCCGGCGTCGCGCTCGCCGACATCGACCGGAGCCGCATCGACGCGATCGCGCTCGCCAAGCGTCGGGAGCCGCGCACGGTGCGCACGCGGCACGGCATCGTCGCAACCGACCGCCCCGTCAGCGACGCCACGGTGCGCCGCGTGATCGGCGTGCTGAAAGCCGTGTTGAACGCGGCCGTCGAATGGGAATGGCTGGCGCGCGCGCCGGTCACAAAACGCGCGAAGGTGGTCTCGAAACGCATCCGCTGGCTGACGCCGGCCGAGGCGGAGCGGCTGCTCGCCGAACTGCCTGCGCACCTCGCCGACATGGCCCGCTTCAGCCTCGAAACCGGCTTGCGGCGCGCCAACGTGACGGGGCTGCGGTGGTCGCAGGTCGACCTCGCACGGCGCGTCGCGTGGATTCATCCGGATCAGGCCAAGGCCCGCAAGGCGATCACGGTGCCGCTGTCGGATACCGCGATCGCCGTGCTGCAACGCCAGCGCGCGAACCCGCGGGCGCCGGCATGCGCGGACTGCGTGTTCGTGTATCGCGGCAAGCCGGTCTACCAGACGGCCACGGCCGCCTGGGCCAAAGCGCTGCGGCGCGCCGGCCTGCACGACTTCCGCTGGCACGACCTGCGCCACACCTGGGCGAGCTGGCATGTGCAACGCGGCACGCCGCTGCAGGTGCTGAAGGAGCTGGGCGGATGGGAGACGATGGAAATGGTGCAGCGGTACGCGCATCTGTCGGCCGATCACCTGGCGCATTGGGTCACGCCGCTGACGGCCGAGCCCGCGCCGATTCCGGCTGCAATCTAG